CCGTGTTCTTGGAGGATCTGTTGGTGCTAGGGGCAGCTTCATTTCTGATGCACAACTTTTAGTAGATGCTGGAGCAGCACTAATTCTTGTAGATGTAGCTAATGGTCATAGCCAGATTGCTATTGATGCTGTAAAGCATTTGAGAAATGTTTTCGGTGAGCAGGTACACATCATGGCTGGCAATGTCTCTACTTGGGATGGATACGCTAGGCTGTGTGATGCTGGGGTAGACTCAGTCCGTGTCGGTATTGGTGGAGGCTCTGCTTGTACTACACGGGTTGTCAGTGGCCATGGAGTTCCTACATTAGCTTCCGTAATGTCTATTCTAGAAAAGATAGACTACAAACTTGATCCAGCTGTTATTGCTGATGGTGGCATTCGTAACTCTGGTGATGCAGCTAAGGCTCTAGCAGCTGGTGCTAAAGCAGTAATGGTTGGAAGATTGCTAGCTGGTACTGATGAGTCTCCTGGAGAGATTGTGGACGGTCGCAAAGTATTCCGTGGAATGGCATCCAGAGAGGCTCAGGAAGAGGGTAGAGGCTCTGTGTCGGGCGTAGAAGGCATTGCAACGACTATCCCATATATTGGACCAGTTAAAAACGTATTAGAAGACTTTAAAGCTGGTCTTAGCAGTGCTCTCTCGTATACTGGTGTTGACAACCTTGTTGACTTCCACTTCGAAAGTATGTATAATAGAGTATCGAGTAATTCATTAAATGAAACTAAACCACACGCTAAGGAGTAACATTGCGTAAGCGTAAGTCTGTCCCACCACCACCAAGCAAGTTTTTTCGTTTCCCTGAAATCACTGTAGGTAATTTCATTATTGAAAAGGGAGACATAATTAAGATTGATGGTGAGTGGGGGCAAAGATTTAAATTTGATTGCCTAGTTACTAATAAAGAGACTGGTGCTCAGTGGATTGATTGCTTTGAAGTCCACAAGATGCGTACTGGTGTGCTAAGATCATTTAGGCTAGATAGGGTTAAGCGAATTCCAAAGAGAAGGGGCAAACGTCGTGCCAAGCGAGGAACAAGTAGTACAACATCTTGATGAAGTAAATAGAGTAGTTGGCGAATATCTTAAGGGTAGTGATCCAACCAAGATCTCTAAAGAGCTTGCAATTCCAAGAACTAGGGTTGTGACTCTTATCAAAGAGTGGCAGACTATGGCTTCTGATAACTCTGCAATTCGTGCCAGGGCTAAAGAAGCTCTAGCTGCAGCAGATGAACATTACAGTAGACTAATTACTCACACATATGATGTTATTGATGAGGCTACAACTACTGCTAATCTTAGTGCTAAAACTGCTGGCATTAAGCTAGTTATGGATATTGAATCTAAGCGTATTGAGATGCTACAAAAAGCTGGCTTGCTTGAGAACAAAGAGCTTGCTGAAGAGATGATGGAGGTTGAGCGTAGACAGGAGATTCTTATGAATATTCTTAAAGACATTGCTGCTGAACATCCAGAGGTTCGTGATAAGATTATGCATAAGCTATCAGAAGCATCAAAAGGTTTAAACGAGACAGTAACGATTGTACAAAATGTTTGATGAATTTTTAGAGGTATTACAGGATAACCCATTTGATGAAAACCCTGTCGATGTCAAGACGTTTGTAGAGGGCGAGGACTACCTTGGTCAGCCACCATTGTCTGATATCCAATATGACATTGTTCTAGCAATGAGCCAGATCTATCGATTGGAAGATCTGCAAATGCTGATGGGCAATGACGAGGGTTCAAAGTTTTACAAAAAATATACTAAGAATGAGGTTATCCTCCAGCTCGGCAAGGGTAGTGGTAAAGACTTTGTATCTACTGTTGCTGTAGCATACATTGTGTATAAGCTATTGTGCCTTAAAGATCCAGCACGGTATTTTGGTAAGCCAGCTGGAGATGCTATTGATATTATTAACATTGCTATCAACGCACAACAGGCTAAGAACGTGTTCTTCAAAGGTTTTAAAACTAAAATTGAGAAGTCCCCATGGTTTGCTGGTAAGTACTATGCAAAAATGGATTCTATTGAGTTTGATAAGTCTATTACTGTTTACTCTGGTCACTCTGAGCGTGAGTCGCATGAGGGTCTAAACCTTTTAGTTGCAGTGCTAGACGAGATCTCTGGTTTTGCTAATGAGGTTGGAACTGGTAATGAGCAGGGTAAGACTGCTGATAACATCTACAAAGCCTTCCGTGGAACTGTAGATTCTCGTTTCCCTGATTTGGGTAAGGTGGCACTACTGTCCTTCCCTCGCTATCCAGGTGACTTTATTTCTACGAAGTATGAAGATGCAATCTTAGATAAAGAGGTTATTCAGAGATCTTACAGGTTTGTTATGAATCCTGATTTGCCAGAAGATCAAGAGGGAAACAGCCTAGATATTACGTGGGACGAAGATAACATTGTTTCATATAAATATCCTGGAGTGTTTGCACTTAAACGACCAACGTGGGAAGTGAATCCTACTCGCAAGATCGATGACTTTAAGCTAGCTTTCTACACTGACATGGGCGATGCTATGATGCGTTTCTTGTGTGTGCCCACATTCTCATCTGATGCTTTCTTTAAACAAAGAGATAAGGTGCAGTCTGCGATGTCTTTACGTAATCCTTTGGATTCGTTTAGGCGATTTGATTCAACGTTTGAGCCTGATCCAGAGAAGACTTACTTTGTTCATGCTGACCTTGCTCAGCAGCATGACAAGTGTGCTGTTGCTATTGCACATGTAGAGAAGTGGGTAAACATTCAGGTAATAAAAGACTATGAGCAGGTAGCACCAATAGTTGTGGTCGATGCTGTAGCTTGGTGGGAGCCAAAAGTGGAAGGCCCAGTCGATCTTTCTGAAGTAAAGAAATGGATTCAGAACCTGAGACGTATAGGCTTCAATCTTGGGCGTGTTAGTTTTGACCGCTGGCAATCCTTTGATATTCAGAATGAGCTTAAGGCTGTGGGTATCAAAACAGAGACAGTATCAGTAGCTAAGAAGCACTATGAAGATATGGCTATGCTTATTTATGAAGACAGACTAGTTATGCCAGCTATTGATTTGCTTTTTGAAGAATTGACAGAGCTTAAGATTGTCAGGGGTAATAGGGTTGACCACCCTCGTAAAAAGTCTAAGGACTTGGCTGACGCTGTTTGCGGTGCTGTCTTTGGTGCTATTTCTCATACACCACGTAACATTAATCAAGAGGTTGAGATTCACACGTTTAGGGATAGGCCAAAGAGGGATGAATTTGAACCTTTGCCACCTAACGTGATACAATATAAACCTATGCCAGAAGATGTTAGAGAATATCTGGATAATATGGGAATGATTTAACATTCTTGTAACATGGCTTTTATAAAGAGAGAGTACAATTGATTTTACCTATTAGTATTGTTTACTTTTCAAACGTATCTGAAAACACAAAAAGATTCGTTGAGAAGCTTGATAATAATGCTAATAGGCTGCCCATCAAATGGGATAAGGATAATCCTTTTCTTATTGAAGAGGAGTATATTCTAATTGTTCCAACTTACGGTGGGGGCAGTGAGGGTCATGCCATACCAAAATCTGTTAGAGAGTTTTTAAATATTAAATCTAACAGGGCATACCTACGTGGTGTGATTGGAACTGGTAATACTAATTTTGGTGAGCACTATTGTAAGGCAGCAGAGATGATCTGTGAAAAGACTGGTGTTCCACTAATTGCCAAGGTGGAGTTGCTTGGCACAGCAGAAGATGTAGAAAAAATTATAGGAAGGTTAAGGCTGCTTTATGAGTACGAACTATAGCTATCATGAGCTAAACGCAATGTTGAACCTCTACAGTGAGGACGGCAAGATTCAATTTGATAAGGATAAAGAGGCAGCTAAATACTATTTCTTAGACCACGTTAATCAAAACACTGTGTTCTTCCACAGCTTGGAAGAAAAGATTGATTACCTTGTTGAGAATGAATACTATGACAAGGCTGTGCTTGATCAATACGATTTTGATTTTATTAAGTCTTTATTTAAACAAGCATATGGTCACAAGTTCCGCTTTCCAACGTTCCTTGGGGCATATAAGTTTTACACATCTTATGCTTTGAAAACCTTTGACGGTACACGTTACCTAGAAAGGTTTGAAGACCGTGTCTGCATGAACGCACTCATGCTTGCACGTGGAGATAAGAAGCTTGCTCAGGATCTCGTAGAAGAGATTATTACTGGGCGATTCCAACCTGCTACACCAACCTTCTTGAATTCTGGCAAGAAGCAGAGGGGTGAATTCGTTTCATGCTTCCTGCTTCGTATCGAAGATAATATGGAGTCTATCTCACGAGGCATCAATTCTTCGCTGCAGTTGTCAAAACGTGGAGGTGGTGTAGCACTTAACCTAACCAACCTGCGTGAAGCTGGTGCACCAATCAAGAAGATTGAGAACCAGTCCTCTGGTGTGCTGCCCGTAATGAAGTTGCTAGAAGACAGCTTCTCATACGCTAACCAGCTTGGTGCTCGTCAAGGTGCTGGTGCTGTTTACCTAAATGCACACCACCCAGATATCTTGCAGTTCCTTGACACTAAGCGTGAGAACGCAGATGAAAAGGTTCGCATCAAAACACTAAGTCTTGGTGTTGTTGTTCCAGACATCACGCTAGAGCTTGCTAAGGCAAACGAGGACATGTATCTATTCTCGCCTTATGACATCGAGAGGGTATACGGAGTGCCAATGTCTGATATTTCTATTACAGATAAGTATCAGGAGATGGTAGACAATGCTGACATTAGTAAGAAGAAGATTAACGCTCGTGACCTGTTTCAAACTATTGCTGAGCTTCAGTTTGAGTCTGGCTATCCTTACGTTGTCTATGAAGACACTGTAAACAATGCTAACCCAGTAGAGGGTAGAATTAACATGTCTAACCTTTGTTCTGAGATTCTTCAGGTAAACACACCAACAACATATAATGCAGACTTGTCTTATGATGAGATCGGTAAAGATATTAGTTGTAACCTTGGCTCATTGAATATTGCTAAGATGATGGAGTCTCCAGACTTTGGAAAGAGTGTTGAAGTTGCTATCAAGGCTTTGACATCTGTTGCTGATCTTAGCTACATTGAGTCCGTAATGTCTATCGCTGAGGGCAACAAGAAGTCACGTGCTATTGGCCTTGGTCAGATGAACCTCCATGGTTACTTTGGTAAAGAGAAGATGCATTATGGAGATGAAGAGTCTGTAGACTTTACTAATATTTATTTCTACACTATCTTGTTCCATGCTCTCAAGGCTTCTAATGAGATGGCTAAGAAAACTGGTAGCCCATTTGATAACTTTGAGAATTCAAAGTATGCATCTGGTGAGTTCTTTGAGAAGTACACATGCTGTGACTGGAAGCCAGCAACCAAGAAGGTAGCTAAGCTATTCAAGGATGCTAATATTGATATTCCTAATTCAGCAGATTGGGAAAAGCTAAAGAAGTCCGTAATGAAGTATGGTTTGTACAATCAAAACCTACAAGCTGTTCCACCTACTGGATCAATTAGTTATATTAATAATAGTACAAGCTCTATTCACCCTATTGCTTCTCAGGTTGAGATTCGTAAGGAAGGAAAGCTGGGTCGTGTTTACTACCCAGCACCATATCTAACTAACGAGAATAGGGAATACTTTACAGATGCTTATGAGATTGGGCCAGAGAAGATCATTGATGTCTATGCTGCTGCAACACAGCACGTAGACCAGGGCCTATCTCTAACACTATTCTTTAAGGATACTGCTACTACACGTGACATAAACAGAGCACAGATTTATGCATGGAAGAACGGTATCAAAACAATCTATTATATTAGAATCCGTCAGCAAGCCCTTGAGGGCACTGAGATGGACAACTGCGTAAGTTGTATGCTATGAGTCAAGGAAGGTATGCATATTTAATGGAAAAATTTATCAAACCAATCAACTGGAATAAGATCGAAGATCCAATTGATTTGGAGGTCTGGAATAGGCTTACAGCTAACTTCTGGTTGCCAGAAAAAGTGCCAGTAGCTAATGACATTCAGGCATGGTCACTCATGACAGATGAAGAGAAAGAGCTAACCAAGCGTGTATTCACTGGACTAACAATGCTAGACACCGTACAGGCGACTGTCGGGGCTATCAAGCTAATGCCAGATGCACAGACACAGCATGAAGAAGCGGTGCTAACTAACATCGCCTTTATGGAGTCTGTTCACGCTAAGTCATATTCTAATATCTTTTCTACTCTGTGTTCTTCAGATGAGATTGAGGACATCTTCCGTTGGAGCATGGAGAATCCTTATCTTAAAAAGAAAGAAGAGATTATCCTAAAGCGATATGATGGCAAGAATGAGATGGAAAGAAAGATTGCATCTGTATTGCTAGAGTCTTTCTTGTTCTACTCTGGATTCTACTGGCCAATGTATCTATCGTCAAGATCTAAGTTAACTAACACAGCAGACATGATTCGTCTCATCATCCGTGATGAGGCTGTGCATGGCTATTACATTGGTTACAAGTTCCAGCAGCGTTATGCCAATCTAGTCGATGAAGCTAAGGATAGATACAAGGCATACGCTTATGATCTTACAATGGAATTGTTTGAAAATGAAGCTAAGTATACTGCTGACCTGTACGACGGGGTAGGACTAACAGAAGACGTAAAGAAGTTCTTGCACTACAATGCAAATAAAGCACTAATGAACCTAGGCTTTGATGCGTTGTTCCCAGCAGAACTAACTAATGTTAATCCTGCTATTATGGCAGCACTGTCACCTAATGCTGACGAGAATCACGACTTCTTCAGCGGTA